TGACAAAGTCATTGATTCAGTGTCCGTTGGTGTAAATCCGACCAAGTTCAAAATGCAAGACGATGGAACAATGCTTGTCCAAATGGCCGACTGGATTGAATTATCGCTTGTCACTGGCCGCCCAGCATTTTCGGGGGCCATCATCACTGATGTCGCAGCCACCGAACCTGAGACCATCCCACACGAAGAAGAACAAAAAGATATTATTCAAGAAGAAGTTTCAAACGAGGAGAACCCAACCATGTCCGAATCCACCCCAGTAGAAGCAGCAATCCCAACTTCCCCAGTTGTATTTGCTGAACCAAAACGCGAATTTAAAATGCCATCCGCTGGCGATTACCTCGCAGCAATGCACATTGGTGGCGACACCTATCGCAAAGTAAACGCCGCATTCCACGAAGCAGCGCGCCGCAATCAGTCAGCAATTGAAGCAGTGTCGCAAGATCTAACCAGCGACACGCCAGGTTTGTTGCCAGTTCCAGTTCTTGGCCCAGTGTTTCAGAACTACAACTTTATGCGTCCAACTGTTTCCGCATTCGGAACACGCGCAATGCCAAACGGATCAGGCATCAGTTTTACGCGCCCTTCAATCACTACATCAACTGCGGCAGGTAAGCAAACCACGCAAGGAACCGCAGTCACTTCACAAACAATGGTTCTTGCCGCAAACACCGTCACCCGTCAGACCGTGGCAGGCAGCATTCAGATCGCACAACAGACAATGGATTTCACCGATCCAGCCGCAATGAATGTGATCTTGAATGACCTCGCAGGACAGTATTTGAAGCAAACGAACGACATCGCAATTGATTACTTGGTGTCACAAAAGCAGGCTTCGGGTTACACCTGGACAGTTACCGCAGGCGATGTTTCAAGTTTGATCACTGGCATCTACGGTTCCGCAGAAAACATTTCGGCAACCACCAACCTGGTCCCAACCCATCTTGTGTGCAGTGTCGATGTATGGCGCAAACTAGGTTCACAGGTTGACGATGCAAAACGCCCAGTGTTCCCAGCAATCGGCGCGCCTGGCCTTATCGGTCAGAACACGCTTGGCGCAGGTTCGGCCGCTTCATGGTCGGGAATGAACCCACTTGGTTTGGAAATTGTGGTTGACGGAAACGCAGCCGCAGGAACCTTGCTTGTGGTTCACGCCCCAGCCGTAGAGTTCTACGAGGCCCAACAGGGCATGCGTAGCGTTGAGGTTCCAGACCTTTTGGCTAGAACTTTCTCCTATTATGGATATTTTGCAACATTCGTTCAGGATGCCCAGAACCCATCAGCGGTTGCAGGAAGCCAGTTCGTTCAAGCAATCACTGTCGCTTAGTAGAAAGGCGGCTTTACCGCCATGGCTACTTACACCGTCATCCATAAACAACTGATTGATAATTACGCCGTCCTTCAATTACTGACCCCCACAGAAATTGAAGTCGGCACATCAATTACGGTTGCCGCAGTTGGCGCGCCATTCAACGGAACCTTCACTGTTTACGCCTGCCCCGAATATCTTTTTGTTGGCACAGACAGCGAAGGTGACTTGGATTTTGATCCATTCACACCAATTCCAAATCAAGTGCTGTTTGCTTGCACTGGAAGCGATGTTCAACGCGGCGCGGCAACTGGCACAGTCACCTACGCCCCTGTTTGCACCTGGATCACTGCTAACGACATAGCAGATTGGTTGTATGTCGCCACAGCGACCGCCGCAGACCAATCTTTCTTGACGATTGCAGCGGCCGCAGCCAACCAGTTCGCATACCGTAGGAGACAGGAAAGCGGCTATTTCGATTCGCTTAGCACTGTGCCATCGCAAGATGTGAAATTGGGGACGATGATGTATGGCGGCGCGCTGTACCGTCAACGCGGATCAGTGGATGCTTTCGCATCGTTTAACGAAATGGGAAGCCAACCCCCAATGGCGTTGTCAGGCTTAGTAAAACAATTGCTTGGCATTGAACGCCCCCAGGTTGCTTGATGCCCACCGCCTACACCGACCTACTGAACAAAGCGTTGGACAGTCTTGCCACCACTTTAAACACCATCACCCCAGCCATCCCAATTGTGACCGACCCCAGAAACATTCAGGGTGCTTGTGCATTCATTAACGCCCCCACCTTCACGACACCGCTAATGAAAAACAAACGCATCCAATTGACCTTCCCTGTTCAACTGATTGTTCCTGGGCCTTTTAACCTTGACGCACAACGCAAACTGTTGAACATGACCGCCCAAATGTTGGGGGCCAATGTGGCGATCACTGAAGGCCGCCCCACATCAATAGAGATTGGCGGCGCGTTATACCCCTGCTACGAAGTTATTGTCAACATGGAGGCAAGTTCACTATGAAATTAATGATTATGTCTAGCAAGGTTGGCAAGGTGGGCGACTACTTTGAACCAACCGAAGGAATCAATGTCCAGGCTTTAATTGATGGCGGTTTTATTGCCTATGAGCCTGAATCCACCGACACACCTAAAAAATCATCTACTATCAAGAAAACACCTAAGGAGTAACAAATGGCCACTTCAACTTATCTTTCCAATCTCTCAGCTTTGACCGTGAACGCTGTTTCACTTGTCGATCAATGCACAGGCATTGTGTTCACACAATTGCGCGAAGCATTGGACAAAACCACGCTGGCAGACACTGGCCGCACATACACAGGCGGCTTGTATAACAACGAATGCACCATGACACTTTTTCAATCATATGCAGCAAGTGAGACTTACCAAACACTTGCGTCAATCGTTGGCACACAAACAACGATCGTTGCAACAGTTGTCGAAGGTGCAGTGACAAAAGTGTTCACGCTGGCCAATTGCTACCTAGAAAGCATGCCTGTTATCAATGGCGCGCTTGGAGAATTAAGCACCGTGGATTTGACCTTCACGGGCGGCGCGCTAAGCGTCAGTTGATCATGGCCATCACTTGGCCCGACACAAGGAGACAAAGTGAAACTGAAATTGAAAGTTACCCCTACACCAGGGGATGAACCAATCATTGTCACAACAAACCTGCTTTGCATTGCAGAGTGGGAAAAGCAAGAGAATCGCAAAGTGTCTGATGGCCGCGGAATCGGTGTCATGGACATGGTTTTTTGGGCTCACTTCATGTTAAAAACAACCAGTTACAAATCCAAACTGGGTGCTACACCGAAGTTGTGGTTGGAATCCAACCCTGACATGGAAATTGAAGCGGTGGACATGACAAACCCAAACCCTACGGGCGCGGAACCTACCGAAGGCAACTAGCAGAACTACTAGTTTCAGTAGGGTGGTTTCCGCCGCACATAGAGTTTGACACACGCGACCTTCAAACAGTTATTAGCGTTCTAAATGAACAGGCGAAGGAAAGGCGGCAACGATGACACAGGCAACTATCAAGGTTTACGGTGTCAAGGCTGCTTTAAAAGAACTAAACAAAATCAACCCTAGTTTGCGCCGCCAATTTACAAAACGCTACAAAGACATTGTGAAACCAGTGTTGCAGCAAGCCAAATTAGATTTTCCTAAGTCACCGCCACTTTCAGGCATGGGACGGCCGCACACGCGCCTAGGGGGCTGGGACGGCGGTTTGGTGGCAAAAGGTGTTGTTGCCAAGATTGACACGCGCAAGGGAAGAAGCGACAATGTGGGCGCATTCTTTATTGTGCAAAAAACAGGTTGGGGATCGATTTACGACATCGCAGGCCGCAAGAATCCTGGATCCCAATTTGTCCAAAATTTGGCGGCCAGCGGCCATGGTTCAGCATCTCGCGTTATGTGGCCAGCATATTTGCAGAATGCCAATCAAATTCAACTTAGTGTGCTTGACTTAGTTGGCGATGTAATGGACGAAACAAACAGAAAATTGATAACTGATGGCAATTAGAATTCCAATCATTTCGGAATTTAATCCGAAAGGCGTGGCCGCAGCCAAGGCGGAATTTGCATCTTTGGAGGGTGCAGGTTCCAAATCGATGTTCCTGTTGCAAAAGGCGATCCTGCCAGCCGCCGCTGCTATTGGCACATTTACTTCAGTAATCGCCCCAGCCATCAGGGCCGCTTCAGATTTTGAAGAATCCACTTCCAAAGTCAATGTCATTTTTGGGCGCGCTTCCAAGAGTGTCAAGGATTTTGCTAAAGATGCCGCTGTTTCGTTGGGTCAATCTCAACAGGATGTGTTGAACGCCGCTGGCACATTTGGCACATTTGGTAAAGCCGCAGGTTTAGCAGGCGAAGATTTAGCACTGTTCACAACCGACTTTGTAACCCTTTCAACCGACCTGGCATCATTTAACAACACCACCCCTGAAGAAGCAGTGCTGGCCATCGGGGCCGCTTTGCGTGGCGAATCCGAACCTTTGCGCCGTTTCGGTGTTCTGCTCAACGATGCCACCCTAAAGCAAGAAGCAATGACCCTTGGCATTTATGACGGCAAAGGCGCATTGACCGCACAACAAAAAGTGTTGGCCGCACAGTCAGCGATCTACAAACAAACAGGGGACGCACAGGGCGACTTCTTGCGCACATCCGATGGGCTGGCCAACAGTCAACGGACACTTAGCGCAATAATGAAAAACTTCCAAATCCAACTGGGTCAACAAATGCTTCCAGCAATGACCGAATTTGCAAACGGTTTGGTGGACATCGGAACAGCATTCGGGAAAATACCGACCCCATCTGATGACGCAATGAAAAAAATTGGTTTGTTCAGAAAGATTGTTGAAAGCGCAACCAACAGCGTTAGTTTTTTTATCAACGGGATCAGGCTTATTGGTTCAGGGTTCTTTGATGCCAAAGAAGCAACAGGCGCATACAACCAGGCAATGGGCCTTTCAAACCAAGCACAAATGCGCGCCGCTGATGCCGCTGGAATCTTCAACAGAAAATTTCAGGAAACACCGCCAGCCATAACAGGCGCAAAAAAAGAAGTTGAATCATTCGCCGCAGCCTTAAAAGAAAAACTTGCTGACGCAGTAGAAACAGCCAAAGACAAATTAGAAGATGCCAAAGCTGAATTTGCAGACTTTGCAACCAGCGTTTCAGATGCGGTTTTAGGGGCGTTAGATTTCAACAAAGCGTTGGAAGATGGTGACTATGGTTTCGCAGGATTCCTAGAGAACCTAAGAAAGCAAGTCAAAGGCATTGAAGATTATTCCAGCAATTTAGAAAAAGCCTTGGCCGCTGGATTGTCGAAAGATGCTTTGCAATATGTATTGGACGCAGGCAATGTGGCTGGCGCAGAAATCGCTTTGGAACTTATCAAAGGCGGTCAGGCAGCGATTGATGAAACGAACGCTTTGGTGGATTCAGCCAAGGCGGCCGCTGACAAAGTTGGTTTGACCGCTGCAACAAAGTGGTATCAAAGCGGTGTTGATTCAGCGCAAAAAATGGTTGACGGTTTGGTTGGCGAATTAGATTTGATGACCCCGAAATTGATGAAGAAGATGGATGAGATTGCAGCCAAGATGAAGCGCAATGTGAACATTGATGTGGTCATCACGGAACGGGTGAACAAAATTATTTCCACTTTTAGCGGCGAGATTCCAAAGATGGCTGAAGGTGGCATTGTGAACCGTCCAACTTTGGCTTTGATTGGTGAAGCAGGCCCTGAAGCAGTTGTGCCATTGTCCAAAATGGGTGCAGGTGGCGGCGGTGATGTGAACATCAATGTGAATGGTGGGCTGGCAACTTCGGCAGAAATAGGGCAAACAGTTCTGAACGCTTTGCGCGCCTATCAGCGTTCCGCAGGGCCTTTGAATCTGAACATTGCATGAGCGGCTACGCGGTTTTAGATTCGGGCAATTATGACCTGCAAATTGCCACAGGGTTCATTGTTGACGGCTTTACCCTGGATGATGCAACCAAGGGGGTTCTTGACAACACCGATTTTGTTTTAGATGGAACTACCGAATTTGCATCAGTCCTGGAATCCACTACCAACATTGCGGTGAAACGCGGCCGCCGTGATACAGGC